GCTGTGGGCTTTACCTTTGTAAAACCACCGGCAACAGTTGGCGAGGCGTAAAGCAAATCACCAAGGGTGAACGCGCTGGTGTTCAAGCCACGCACAAAGCCCCACGTTGTGCAATAGCCCTTCTGCCCAGTGTCGGGCAGATCGTGCGTCATGACGCCAAGGATGTTGAGCGAGTTCTGGCTTCCGTCAGCAAGGTATGGCGCAACGGACAGCGCGCTATCTGGCACCGCCCCAGTAAAGCCGACAACCGTGCCATTCGGAATTGTTACGCCAGTGTTGTTTTGGACACGAGCGTAAAACTCTTCTCCGATTTGCTGGACTACGCCATATTCCATGCCGAGATCGAGTGTCTGATCGGCGGTGTTCCACGACAGGCTACCCATTGTTGGCGTGTGCGTGTCTGTCGTGACGAAGGACATATCTGAAACAATCAGCTTTGCGGGCTGATAGACGCCTACATCTTGGCCCTTCTCATAAACCGTATTTGAGAAAAGTTCTATGAGGCGGTTGCGTTGCGCCTCATATGGAGGGTCGTACTGGCCTGTCGGTGGAGGTAGTCTAACGCTCATCTGCGGCCACCCGGAATAGCATTAAGCCGCTGCGTCCCTACACGCCAATCAGACGGCGTTGTGGTTGTCACGCGCATCTTAATCTGACGCCCGTTGAAACGAACCGATGTCGGCTGCGTCAGGCTATACGGACCGTAAGTTGTCTCATCGCTGGTCGGGTAGTACCGCGTGGTAAACGTGGCGGATACACTACCCTGATTGCGTTCGTCGGGGATCATCTCGTTAATATACAAAATCTGATCTCCGTTTCCAATCTGGAACGGGCCAGTCTCGGCGTATGGTAGCGCGCCGCTGTAGTTCAAGCCAACTTCGTGGTCATAGATAAAGCCGTCCGTGCCAACCATAATCGGGTTGCGGAACACGCTGCGGTCTGTACCCGCTGTACGGGCCAGCGTACCAATCGACCAATGGTTTTCAAGATAATCCCACGAAACGTAGCTGTCGTTTTCGTTAGAAGTAGCAGACGGATAGAGCCACCAGACCTCGTTATACTGCGAGTTGTTAACGGCATATACTTTGGAGATTTGGTTGGTATTTATGTTGTTAAAAACGTAATCGTAAACTTCGCACGGCAATGGCTTCACATAGCCATCATACATGTGAAAGCCCTTCTGGCCCATCCACACCGCCATATTGTCGAGAACGGCAACACAGTTGGCAGATGCAGCACCACAGGCACGACCGGCGATTTCAGCCTGATACACAAATGGCTGGCCCACATATGTCAGAACGTGCGCGTCGATGTCCGTCAGGATAAGGTTCTGGCCGCGAACACGTTTGCCGGTGATAATCCGCCCAGGTGTTTGCAATATGATGCTGCCAGCCAGATTAGTAGACGCCGCTGTCCAGACGGTATTGTTTTCAAGATCGGACCACGCAACCTTACGGCCATCGCCGGAAGCGCCAAGCGCGAACATCGAACGCTCGGCGGTGACGAGACAGCCGATGTTATTGACGGGCGCGTTCGCAATGACAGCGGCCTTGGTCGGCGTGGTATAGTCAAGCTGCCACTCGTACAGTTTGCCGTCAGATGTGGAGCATCCAACAAGATATTCGCCCCAAGTGTCTAGCGACCATGTGGTGGCGGGTGTTACAGAACCACTGTCAGGACGAGGCGTACCGTAAAAGCCACCGCCGTAAGTACTAATCCCGTAACCAGCGCCCGTAGAAGCATCATCAGAACCCGCCGTAAAACCAACAGGCGTAATATCTACCAGAACATTGGATTGCGTTACAGCATAAAGTTTCGACGAAGTTCCGGCTGCCATCAAGCGGACACTGCCGTTTGTTTTCCATGTAATAAGAGAACGAGCCTTACCTGTTAAGGCAGAAATAGGGCGAACTTCCCAGCCCCCGACAGGCTCCATTGCGCCCTCTGTCCAGCGCACAAGATTAGTATCATACCAGCGTCCTGCTGACTGAAGTTCAGTTCCGCTGCGATAAACGCCCGGTGGGATGCTGATAGGAATTAGCGCCATGTTGTTTTCCGTGTCTAGCCTTTAGTCCTTATATCACTTCTTGCGGATTTTTACAGCTTCTTCCCATGCTTCTACCGTTCGGCGGTGACGTAAAGCGCAGTCGCCATATTTAGCTAATATATCAACTTCCCATATAGCGCGCTCAGGGTCGATAAGCGTAGCTGGCGGTGAGGCAAGCGGCGGGCAGTTACTCGCTAGGTTCGCTGGCGGCTGCGGCATTGGCGCGATTGACGCCGCTTTCGAGCAACCCGATAAGACGAGGGTCAGGAGCACAATCAGCAGAAACAGCAGGCAAAGTCTTGTATATCTCGCGGATGGTTTGCTTTTCTCCGGCGACCACGACATCGGCTTTATCTCGTTCGGATTGGTAGAGCGTTGAAACCTCATCTATTTGTCCTTGCATTTGCTGGCGCTGCTTCGCAGCTTTTTCCAGAACCGCAGAATACGCGGCATCGCACTGCCAGTCTTTGATCTTCCATCCGGAGGCGAGGCCAATAGCAAGAGCGCCTGCCGCCACATAACCCATGAATGGATCAATCCGCACCATTTATTTTGCCCCATTCTCTCACCGCAAATATAGTCGCACAAGATGCAATCGTAGCCGCCAAGTCCGTAAGGGAGATTGGCTGGCTGTTCACAATGGGCAAGGCTACCGCATTTACAATAACACCGCAAGCAATACCGACACATGTGACCGGACGCCACCAAACTCGGACACGCTCAAGCAGCGCGGTCTCAAGTTCTTTAATCGTCATTTTGGGTCGGGATATTTAGCGTGCGGAAGTTCCCAATGTGGACCGTCCTTAAACGACTTCCAGTCCCCGCCCCACGTAATCGACACATTCTCAAGGCGCGCTGCCTTCTTCATGGCCTCTTCGATTTTGTCAAACAGCGGCCAATCCCAACGGATGCTGCCCGCTACATACGGCGCGATGTCTACCGCAAAGCCGTGAATGTGGCGCGAACGCATTGTCTTGGTCGCACCCTTGGCGAACAGTTCTTTCTGCCGCGCTGGTGTACGCAGCCCTTCGATGACGGTGAAGTCAATATCGGAAATACTGATAGCGCGTTTAACGACGCGCACCAGATCAGGGTGCACGCCGCGAAGGTTTAACAGGGAACGTGGGCCTAGCTTAAACGCCATTAGCGGTCCGCCTTGTTGTCCAATTTGTCTTCAATCCGGCGGAGGTGCATCATAACCTCGTCAAACTTCTTGTCGATGCTATTGAACTTTTCGTCGCCGAACTCCAGCTTCGTCTCAAGAATTGCTAGGCGGTTGCTGAGTTGCGTCCATACGCCAATGATGGCAAAGATGCCCGCAACGACGGTAAGAAGCGTGTCGATGCCGAACGACATGTCCATTAGACAGTCACTTCTACCCAAGCCAATGTGGCCTCGTCCCAAGTGTACAGCTTGCCGTCATCTGGCTTGGCTGTTGGTGCGTCCCATAAGCAGGTGTCATCATTGAGCGTCCATGATGGAAACGGCTGGGGCGCGATAAAGGCGTCGCGCTCTGCGTCGTAGGTGTAACCGATACCCGCATAGTTCTTACGCAGCGGACGGCCTTCGGGATGTTGGCCACCGTGTGTGTTGTATGAGGTCTGCACCCAAAGCGCAGGATCGCCAAACGCGCCTGTGTCGATAACATCCTGCTCAATGACCAGAACTTCAGTGACGATGCCGTCTTCTACTTTTGCAAAATGTGCCATTGTGCGTCCTTAGAATGTAATCGTGCCAGAGGAGTTGAAAACGTAAATTGTGTCTGACCCGCTCGTGGTGATGGTTGGTGAGCCAGTGGTTGAAACTGCCGCTGAAGAGGTAGGTACACGAATGATGACCACACCAGAACCGCCGTTAGCACTCGCCCCGCCGCCGCCGCCTGTGTTAGAGGTGCCGCTAGAATAAGCTGCGCCGCCGCCGCCAGCGCCGCCGCCGCCCATGACGGTGGATCCAAAACCGCCGCCGCCGCCGCCGCGAGTTACGGATGTTCCTGTAATTGATGACGCCAAACCAGCGCCCCCGTTACCGCCATAAGCGTTATACTGGCCCGAGTAAAACCCGTTGTTGCCAACCGCGCCAGCACCGCCACCGCCGCCGCCGCTATAATACCCGTCCCCGTAAATGTCGCCGGGGCCGTTGCCGCCAGCGTTCCCTTGCCCAAAAGTCCCGGCACCGCCGTTTCCGCCAGTGCTAGCGCCGCCGCCGCCGCTTCCGCCAACAGCACCGGTATTCGCAGCACCGCCAGCGCCGCCGCCGACAGCATTTACTGTAAAGGCTACTCCGGTGTTTAAAGTCCCTTGGATAACGCTAGGGCTACCGTTAACACTACTGCCGCCAGCGCCGACGCTAACTGTTACAGTTCCTGTCACCGTCGTGCCTGAAGCTGTTAGGTAGCCTCCTGCACCGCCACCACCGCCCCCAAGCCCAGAGCCACCACCGGCGATAACCAAGTAGGTGAGAACCGCCGTGCGATTTGAAATCACGCCAAATGTAGCGTTCCAACTGTTTGTGCCTGTTTTAAGAAGTTGCACAGTTGCGCCAGAGGGTACAGATGGAGTTGTAAGCACCGTAGTGCTTCCATTGGCAAAGATTGAAACGCCTGATACCGACAGCGAAATCTGTGTTGTTCCGACGTTGACAAACGTAATTAACGTCCCAATCGGAAAAGCCACTGACGCATTGGCCGGGATCGTAATCGTCTGTGCGCCAGTGTTGGCCGAGTAGATATGCTTACCGGCATCGCCAAGAACCAACGTGTAGTTGCCTGACTGCACGTTCTGCGGGTAGGAAACACTGCCGCCAGCCGGTGCTGCGGACGTCCATGTCGTGCCGTCACTGGTCAGAACGTTCCCCGACGCGCCCGGAGAAGATAACCCAGTCCCGCCCTTGGCAGCGGACAGCGTGGTGATTGTTGGCTCTTTGGCATTAAGCTGCGTCTGGATGGCGGATGTCGCGCCATCAAGATAGCCAAGTTCCGTAGGACTAAGCGTCGCGCCGTTGGCGGATACGTTACCCGCAATAGTCAGCACTTTGCCCGCGCCGACGTTTAAGCCGACAGACGTTCCTGTGCCATTCGCAGCAAAGAGCGCGTCGAGTTGATCGAGATCGGTATTGAGTTTTGTCCCCCAAGTATCGGCGGATGCGCCAACTTCAGGTTTCGTCAATCCAAGGTTTGTTGTGGTTGTATCAGCCATTTAAATCCTCACGCAGCTATCTGCCATATTTCTTCTGTAACAGAAATTGGAGTCCATGTCTCTGGTGTAATTGGTTGTGGCTCCCATTTCTTAACAGCAGTTATTGTAACGCTAGAAACACCGCTTACAGCCACACTGCCGCGCTGCACATATCCCGCGTTCACCGCTACTGAAGCTACGGCGCTTGAAGTTGCCGCACCCGCAGCCGTAATTTTTGCATCTACAGAAATCGCGGACGTAGCCGTTGTCGATACCACCCCAGTAACGGAAGTGCCACCAGCAGCGGTTACGGAAGATACCGCAGAAACGGACGCTGAGGCGGTTACAACGCGAACCGCAGCAACTGTGGTAGTTGATACCGCGTTAGCCTCTACCGCTCCGTCTGTGCGCTCCCCAGCCGATACGCTGACAGATGAGAAAGCGTTGCTTTCAACAGCCGCTTCCTTGATGATTACCGCAACAGCCGTAATTGTGGATGACGCAGTTACGGATACCGATCCCTCAAGTGGGTCGATACCGTAGGAGCCAATCCCAAATAGGCCGCTGCCGTAGCCCGCCATCTATTAGTCCAGCGTAATGTCGTAATCGCCAGCAGGAATGCGGAACACATCGCCGCTGTCAATCGTCTTGGAGGTTGTCAAACCGCCATACGCCAGCATATTGCCACCAGTGGACGCATCAAAGATAGCTGCGTAGGTAATTGTCCCCCACGATGCCGAGGCAGTCGGGAACTCTACAGCAGCCGTGTTGGACGCAAGGTTGGCAGCAACCGTGAAAGCTGCTGTCTGGCGGGCGTATGAGCCGCCAGAGACTTCCGTGCCGCCACCACCTTCACCGGGGTTAGACGTAAACAGGCCGACGTAAAGCGTGGCCGGGGCCGTGTATGCTGTTGCGCCGAATACATGGAGGAGAACTTTGTTCTCAAGATAATTGGAAAAACTCATCCGAATGTCCTTATGCGGGGTTTAAGTTTAGACGAACCAATACGCGCACGCTCGTCGGCGATGCGCATATCTTCTACCAGCTTCTCATATAAAGAAGTCCAGATGGCGGTGCGTTCATCTTCCTTTAAGTACGGCGAGGACTGAGCCAGCGTGCCATACAGGTAGATGTCTGGGCTTTCAGTCAAAAGCCAATTAGTCGGCGCTGCATCGGACAATGCGGGCAGCTTGGCGTAGTAAAGTAGTTCTGCTTCGTAAGACCCATCAGGCTGCGGTAGAACTTCGAATTGCTGGCCGATAGTCGTAAAGAACATCGGCTGATTCGCCGCGCAATACATCTGGCTATCTTCGAGAAGTTGTTCTGGCGTGACGTAGAGCAGCGGCGTAATAGGGTTTGTGTTCAACTGGAACCGGATTGTTTCTTTCCAGTCAGATGGAACAGCAAAGTACGGCGTATCCATAGTGGCGGTTGCCCGCGTCACCATCTTGCGGTGACGAATTTGACGAGTCATCTGCGCTTCAGCAAGCGAGATAAAGTTGGGTATAGCGGCCGTCAAATCAGACCGATTGAGCCAATCGGCGACTGCGGTCTTCAACTCTGAATACGTCGTAATCGCCATTAAACAGTCCCCGGCCTTGTGCGGAAGTAACGATTATCTGGGTCGTTCAACCACTTCTTCATCGCCTCTTGGTCTTTAGTAATACCTTGGCGCTCAAGTTCATAATACACTGAAATTGGGATACTGCCAACCTTTGTCCATTCACCCCAGCGTTCCGGCGCTTCGTTAAACTCGCGCTTGTTCTGCTCGATGATTGCCGAAACGTCCTGCTCTTTCGAGATGATCGCTTCGTCCTTCTCGGCATCGTAATCGTAAAATGTTTTGACGCCGGTGAAAGCATCGTCGTTAATAAGGCGTTTAGTCATAAAACCCTCAATAGTTAGATGAGGGGGCGTTATGCCCCCTCACCCAAATAGACCTTCTTACGAAGTGGTCAAGTCGGCTACGATACCGTGCGCAGCTTGGTTGTTTACCTTCAAGCCATACTCGACAAGGAGCAGAGCCTTCTCGGCGTCACCGGTTTTCGCCAAGTCCATTTTCTGGATTGGACGAAGAACTGCCAACGATGCGTAATCAGGATCGACTACGAACGCATCACGGTCGCGCTGGAAGCGGTTAGGAACGATGTTGACCGTACCGAAGTCAGACACATAAACGTCGGCTGCGCCGATGATCTGTGCCTGTTGACCAGCAGGAACGTCGCGGAAGCGAGTTGCGATACCGGTGAATGCAGAAGCGGCCGTCTTGTTGAACGGACCAACCATCAGCATCTTAGGCGTACCACCCGAAGTCCAGACGCTCTGGATAACACCCTTCAACAGGGTTTCGGTGAACGCACGCTGCGTACCGTCGGTACGAGCAGCAGTTGGGGTCGAGCCAACAGTTGGGTTAGCACCACCTGAGCCGAACGAAGTGTTCGAGGTCAACCATGCAGGCAGACCAGCAGTACGACGTGCAGTTGTGGTGTTACCAGCAACCGAAGCTTGGTTGGCAAGCAATGCGCTTTCCATGTCGCGCTTCAGTTCCGAACCCAGCTTTGCAAGCTGATAGGTCATTTCGTTACGACGACCAGCCTTATCGACTGCTTCAAGCGTACCGGAGATTACGACGTTCTTCGTGCTGATCTGCGTGTAGTTACCAACGCGTGAGGTTGGGTTAACAGCAGTGAACGAAGAAATGTCGTCACCTTCGAGTGCGGCGTTAGAAGCCGAAGCAGCGGCCAAAACGTCGGTCTGCCATTCGAAGTAGGTGTTCTTGACGCTCTCGCGGCCGATGTTCGAAATGAACGGAGTTTCTTCTGGCGAGATGTTATAGATAACGTTCGACAGGTCTTCACGAATACCGATAGCTGAGTACCGGGTAAAAGTATTTGCTACAATAGCCATTAGTTCACATCCTTATTAAATGAGTTTATCCAACAGGGCTGCCGCATCTGCGACACGACCTGTACGCGCAAGGCGCTGGGACGCTTTCTTTACATCGGTTGAACGTGTGTTAACTTGAGAACCTGAAGAACCGGGACGGACGATCCGCGCAACCTTTCTTGGCTGTGCCTTCACCTTTTCCACTTTCTTCGAACCCTTATCAAACATCATCGCTTTGCGCAGGATTGAGACATGACTGGCTTGAACAAGTGCACTCAGGTCGCGTTCGCTAAACCCGTTGTTTATAGCCCATTCACGAAGTTCCTTAGCTTCGCTTTGCATTGTACTTTCGTCTTTCCATTCAGGAATGACTTCCGTGAGTTTGGCGCGCTCTGACTGCACAATGTCAGCCAAGGCCCGCTGTTGCTCTCTGGCCATCTCTTCAGCAATTCGCTGCTGTTCAGTATTAATAGCCTGAAGTTTAGCGACTCGTTCCTGACGAGATTTATTCCAATGCCGTTCTAACCGCGCCGCCTCAATGGGGTCTTCGTTATAAAGATTGTCCCAATCAGGCTCAGCATCGGACTGCACCTCAAGTTGCGCTTTAAGCGCCGGTAGCAGTTCCGCGTATTGAGCGCGTTCCGTACGGATCGCTTCGGCTTCGCTTTGGAACGACTTACGTTCTTCCGCTAACGCCTGAGTTTTCCGTGTGTAATCCGAATAACGAGAATAACCTTTCCGAAGTTCGTCAAGGGTGACTTCCAA